ATTACAGGTACGGAGTCCACGTGACAGATAATGTCATCACCGTAAACTTTAACACGTTTAGCGTGCTCCTCATCGCAACTGGTTACCAGAGCCCAAAACAAAAGGCTCTGCAACGGAAAAGTAAATCCGTTGCCCATCGTGGAAAAACTTTCGAGAATGTAACGATGTTCTGTTCCATCTTCGTCTGTATAGCAGGTTCTCTGACTACGACAGTCAGATAATGCTGCAAACCACTCATAGGGGAAGGTGTGACGCACTAGGTTAGTAAATATGTTACCTGATGCGTTTACTAGGTCCAGGGTTGCTTCGTCCCCAGCAATCGACGCAAGTCGGGCCGCAATCTTATTCAGATCTTGACGCCGGAGGTCGATCCCCACACGTTTGACACGTTCGAACATAACTTCGCCATAAGCCCTTTGGATTACTCCATTGGCACTAGGCTCGGTCTGTATAGTCCGGTATGTCTTAGCGTTCTTAGTTGCAAACGCGAGTGTACTGTCAGTAATATCGACCGATACTCGTTCTACGAGCCAACCTTCATCATCAACACTCCATGTACTATGGAGCGCCGACCAATGTGGGACTTCCCGGAAAAACGTGGGAAGTAGGCCGACAAGGTTTGCACTACTTGTTATGCGGGCTCCGAGTTTTATTCTCGGGCACGCACTGCGTTTTGGTACCGCAGTATTTGCTCCAGGGCCAAAAGAGAACCTAAGCTCACTGAGCTTCGGTACGTCACCCAACACTTTAGATATTTTCCGCGCAGCGCTATGCAACACAGCACTGACGACCGGAGGAAAGGAAAACTCCCCCGATTCATAAAGGTCGAATAAAGCGTTGCCTTTACGGCACCTCTCTTCACCCGCTAGGAACTTCGACAAGGCCACAGCCTCTTTATCAATGCCTACATCAAGCCATTCCAGTTTCTGGAACAGGCCGAGTGCTTGGCGTATGTGAGTGTGTTGTTCAACACTCAAAGAGGTAAGGGAATTGTCGTGTTCGTAATGAACAAGCCCAAACCAATCGCGATCGTTGATAAGACGAGCGATTGCTTCGGCCGGAGACCCGGCTGCCTGGCAATGTTCAAGAGCAATCCTTGTAAGGATTTCAAGGCTTCTTTCACTGGTAAACTCCTCATCCCAAGATGTTATTGACATCATGTATCTCCTTTAATTAGGTAAACATTGGGTAATAGGCCCCACCTACATGGTGGTTACGTCGGCATGACGAGGCTATCAAACGCCTCTACAGCCGGGCCAGATGATGCGGGAACGACAGAAGTCGACACGTTATTCAAGATGTTAATATGAAGTTGACGTGCCAGCTTTCGACCGGTACCATTCGAACGCGGGTGGAAATACCCCACGGTTTCATAGGTATCAGTGAACGCCACCATAGGCGGCGCTGTGTATCCTGCGGAGTTTTGTGCTCCAGCCGTTTCCATTACAGGAACTTCGGTCCGAACCACAACCCGGGTAACCCCACTTCCAAGCACTTTCCTCTTGATTGAGGTCTTCACTTGGGCAATCTCGGGCACACCAGCAAGCTTCTCGCCGTATTGCGCGATGAGCTCGTCGGTCATTCGGTTGATTGAATCAGCCACGAGGGTGTGAGATACAGGGGTCGACGCGCCGTCAAAGGCGACAATATTTGCAATAGCAGACATTGATTTTTCCTTTCTAAGTTAGTAAAAACCGGCTTGAGAGCCGGGGTTGGTTACTTCTTGCGGATAAATATACTTGCGAGAAGTGAGACAGCGTTAAGCAATCTCTCACCAGGGCCCTTAATTGGGATTTTGAACCCAGGTAATTTTACTTCTGCAGACATACTGCCGAGCACAGTTCGGGCTACGTTATGATACGTCTTTTGGGACGGTATGACAACGCCCAGGAATACGTTCTTCCCGGAACCGCTTGCTTTGTGCGGATAATATGCACTAGGCCCACCACTCGCGATGGAATATCTCGAGTAGATGGTTCGAACAAATTTTCCTTTCATACGTTGTGCAGCATTCCGCGCACGTATATAGTCACCAACGGGCAGAGCCCAATCGACAACAAAGGAAAAAGGCACCAGTTCCCACACCACGTTCCACGGGTTTGTTAAGCCCATTGCTTCACTAAGTGTGGGGTCCAGCAACTCCTCTAAGTAGCCGATGTAACGGAGCGTACTGCTCCCTCCACCGGTCCACTCAAATAAGCTCGATCCGACGGTCGGTTTTAATGACCTTCGGGTTTGCGAACTTATCCGTGCTTTGCGAGGTTTGTCGTACTTTGCGATGGCTTTGCTCATTTCGTAGATATCCCCAAGGAGGGGACGGAGACCATACTGCACCTCCAATATAGTGTTACTAACACTATTATTTTCCACGTCGTTGATTAACTTGAGTCTCTTTCGCTGCTTTCGCTGCGATCTCCACCCTTTGCCGTTCAACGCCTTCGCTTCTTTTTCAAGTTTGCGAAGTTTATCATTGCCAACACCACTCTTTTTAAGAGCGGCAACCGCCTTGTCCAACCGTCCCTTCTTAACTGCAGAGACGACGGACGCTACCTGGCGGAACCTGGTTGCAAGCATATCAACAGATTCACCGAGTTCACCGACAAAAACGGCGGTATCGAACCCGTGTTGATCGTACCTTTCACCAAGCTTTGCTATCACGTCATTGAAGTCGTTGTCGTCAAAAGTACCGACGACAAGCGGGACGATGCCAATACTAACATTTTGTTGGCCCGTCTTTACTTCTCTTTGATAGTACCCATAAAACGATGAACTTCGATTCCTCGAGTAAGTGTGGGGCCAGATGTTCGGCACCGCCTTCTCTGCAGGGGTCCAATTGCCCCCGCTCGCTACATCGGTAATGTTTGAACCGGCCAAGAATTTTGTAGTACAACTTGGTCGGACACACACCCAGTAGCGGGTATCACTGCTTCGGTTTTTAGTGGTCATAGTTTCTTTGTTCTCCTTACGGAGCCAGAACTCAACCACTCCGGGCAGTTAGTTTTAAGCTCTTCACAGAGCCTCGTTTTATGTTACGGACCACATTGATTTGTGATCCGGGAGTAGTAAACTCCGAACCTGCCCTCACG